ATAAGCAATCGATAGAACCAATACCTTTCCAGCCTTACGATCTACTCCCATGGTGTCACCAATAGTGGTGTAGATATCTCCACCAGTTCTGTAGTTCTCCACCATAATTGGGTCACCTGAGAAGGATGCGATGATGCGTGGCTCAATCTGTGAGTAGTCAGCCACAATTAACTTGTGTCCAGGTGGAGCAATAAACAGGTTACGGATTAGTTTGCCGTACTCACCGCTACTAGGAATGTTCTGTAGATTAGGGTCACTACTGGAGAAACGCCCTGTTTCTGCTCCATGGGCTTTAAAGTTTGTATGTACCTTGCCGTTAATCATTAGGCTTTTCTTGTCAACAATTTTTTCTTTACCCATGGTGGTGCGAGTAATCTCTCCACCTAGGTACGGCATTACATAGGTAGTCATCAACTTGTTGAGGTCTTGGTACTCCAAGATTGCATCTACTAGTTCATCTTTCTTGCGGTAGAACTCCAGAGCATCTGACGACACAGAGTAATGACGAAGAGTTAAGTTATCTGGGTTGTTTGCCGCAACCTCTTGACCTTTTGTTGTCAAGGCAATACGAATACGAAGATTAGGCTTGATGCCTCGTCCACCTTCTTCTTTAGAAGAGAACAGTAATTCCTGCTTCTCTTTGACTGAGTTCATCGAGAATGGCTTGCCAGTTAACTTCCATGCTTTTGCTCGTGCTAGGTCGATGTCTTTCTCAAGACGTGCTTTGAGTAGCGTCAACTCTTCTACGTCAATGTTGGCTCCTGCTAATTCCATGTCGCACAGGGCTGCAACCACATCCATCTCTAAAGCCCATACACGCTTAAGACTGCCCTCTAGTCGTGGCTCTAATGCCTTGTATAAGTTCCACGTTACCTCTGAGTCAAACCCAGAGTAGTAAGCAACATCGCTGAAGGAATGGACCTCAACCATTGCTCCAATGCCCTTTTCAACCTTAACCTTTAGAGTGCGTTCTGCACAGGCAGCAAGGCCTAGCATGTTCTTATTACGGTTATCAATAATGAAGGATGCCATCATGGTGTCAAAGAACGGCTTCTTAGGAACTTCTCCACGGTAATACTTAGCGATTGACTTTAAGTCAAACTTTACGTTGTGACCAATCTTTAACTTGTCACTAAAGAACAACGGCTTTAATGCTTTGAATACATCTCCAGGGAGTAACTGTGCTGGTGGTTCATCAAATACTGGGGTCCACTTTGCTTCGTTCTTTGAGTAGTCTGCGTCCTTCAACTCTTTACCTGCAGCAAGTTTACGTTGACCACTGAGTAATAGTTCTTTGTCCCAACGAAGGAACTCCCCATTAGGGTGTCCCATGGGGATGACATCAGTGCGACCTTCTGTCGCTAATGAAATCCACATGACATCGTTGACTACAGGTTGGATTCTGTTTTCACCAACTGTTTCAACGTCAAATGCAAATGCTTCTACCTTGGAGTAAAACTCAACAAGATCTTTTAGTTGTTCTTTTGTTGTAATGATATTCATTTAATGCCCCTCAAAAGTTCTAGTGAGAAGGGACCTGGAAACGGAAGTAAACAGGCCCCTTCTCTATGGAAGTACAGTTACGCTACAGAACGAGCAACCTCAAGCATTTCGGAGCGAGGGGTCTCCCTAATTACTTCTGCTGTGAACGGTACAGCGGCTGCTACAGTCTCTGCGACAGCGTCACTGCTTAACTTCCATTCCTCTGCTAGATCACGGCCACGAACGAAGTTGAGGGTATACTGCGTTGTTGGTCCCATACCTAGTCGAGAAATTTCCCAGAACTCTTTATCAAGAGGTCCCTTGCGCTCATCATCATGCGCCTTCTTAATCTGGCGAGCAAGTGATGGTGGTGCTGTAAGAATCTGAACGCCCTGTGTCTCACCACTGAGAACAAGAACATTGAATGCGAACTTTCCACGAGGCTTGTCGCCTAGTACGTCGCATAGTGGGCAGTTGTCGCCCAAGCAAACAAAGGACTTCTTACCCTTAGGGCGTTCGATCCAGTGTTGTTCGTATGAAGCAAATGGACGATCTTCGAGGAACTTTACAAGTTGTGGTTCTTCGGAGAATCGGAAGTCAGTTGGAAAATCTCCATCTGTCTTTGTGACGAGAGCATCGATTGCATCCCATCCCTGTTGTACGGTTGTTCCTACTTTAGGAACTGCAGTTTCGCTATCCTCGTCGAGGTATGCATCTGCATCTACTTGTGGCTTTGTAATTGGCATTTGTTTCTTTCTGGTAATGAGGCCTAACGGCTCTCGGTGGATGTGATTTCCTTCCAGCGCTTTACTAAAGCCTCTGTCAGGTCTTCGTGTTGGCTCCACTCTACACGAGCAGAACCGAGTAATCCTCTACGGTTGAATTCCTCAATCGAGGATTCTATCAGTGCACGAGTGTAAACTCGGTTACCGCCAGTCTTCTCACCTTTGAGTGTCTTGGACCGTAGACGATATGGAGCACGAGGAATGTATCCCTTGCGTTCCCATAAACGGATTGTGACAATCGTCTTCTCCAACGCAAGTGCTAATGCACCAATTGTGAAGACCTCTGTCTCTACTCCGCCTAATGTTTTAATGACTGGATTTGAATCCCAACCATTACTCTCACCGCTTTTACGGCGAGAAACTTTTGGATCTAACTCACGACGCTTCTTCTTTGAACCAGGTATGTATTCGAGGTCAGCAAATGCTGCATCGATCTCATCTTGTCCACGTAAGCCAGCCATGTGTTATCTCTTATTCATAACCAATGCCCACACAATCTTCTGTGGGTACATTAAGTCAATCTCTGCTTCTGTAAGTTCGTCGTTGTAGAGGGCAGCCATCAGCGCATCTTCATCTACAACACGAATTGTTTTGTACAGTTGATCTTCCATACCTTTTTCAGTAATGATTTCATCTGCGGCAAGTTCATCGATCTTACGTGATACACGACGCTGCTTTACAACTGCAGCAAATCCATTTACCTCTTCAGGTAATTCAACAATTACGTTTCCTTTGTCATCTAATTCGCCAACCTCATCGAGTGTTGCGAATAGACGTTCACGTACTTCCTTCTGTTGCTTCTCAAGGAAATCTATCTGTTGCTTTAAGAAAGAATATTCTCTCGCATCTTTAATAAGCGGATCTTCTTCTCGTGCTTCTGTTGCTTTTACTCTCGCCATGTTTCCCCCTATGGTCTTGCTTTCTGTAAGAACCCTATCAGACTTCCAACAGTTAAGTCGACGCCACCCTTGGCGTTGATTCCCTGCCCATCAATAACAGCGTCTGCTACAGCGTTCTTCTGCTGGAGCATATCATGCTGACGCTCTTCGATCGAGTCGGCAATCAACATGTCTTGAATAGTGATACTAGGCCAGCGACTTGAGGCTCTTTTGATTCGTCCGTTGCGTTGTACCGCCAATCCAGCGCTCCACGGTAAGTCGTAGTTAACCAGCAGGTTAGCGTTAGGTAGGTCAACTCCGTATCCACCAGCATCTGAGGAGATGAACACTCGACACTCTGGATCTGTTAGAAACTTTGTCTTGCTTGCCTCTTTTTCCTTGGCGTTCATGTAGCCCGTGTACAGAGTTCCGCCCACTTCTTTCTGTATGCTCTCCAGCATTCCGACCCACGAAGTAAAGATGACAACCTTTGCCTCTGGGTCAGTGTCTAGGTGATCCTTTACGTACACCTTGAGTGCATCTAACTTTGGAGTTTTTGTTACGCCGTCAAGCAAGTCTCTTGTCTTAAGGCTGTTAACGTAAGCACTGCCTTCACCTAGATGTTCGTCAAACTTATCTGCGCTCTTGTGTAATAGGTTGGGGTCATCACACAGCATTCTAAGAGCGGTGATCTTTGACATGATCGATCCACGCAACTGATCCGCAGGACTTCCTGGCTTGCTGTCATGTCCGTAGTGAGCAAGCAGAGAAAAGTTAGCACCTAATAACTGCTGTGCTTCAAAGAGTTCATTGCTTAGTTCATCAGCGATGAAGTTGTAGAGGTAAGAAGTCTTCTTATCAAAGGCGATAAACATAGGGTCACGATGAATAGTGTCTGGAAGATAGGGAGCAACGTCTGCATCTGTCTGCACCTTTCTGACTGAGGAACTCTGCATCTTCTGATGAAAGAGCGGTAGGTTGCGATAACGCTGCACGCCACCGAAGTGATTGCGAACAATGAAGGTCTGATCGAATAGGTCAAAGCGACCCAGCAGGGTTGGGTCTACAAACTGCATGATGCTGTATACCTCTTCAGGTCTGCCGTTCTCAATCGGTGTGCCAGTCAAAGCAAACCGAATGGGTACGCTGCTAGACAACTTCTTAACAGCCTTTGATCTCTTTGACTTAAACCCTTTGATAGCGGTGGCTTCGTCACAGACGATCGCTCCCCACTCATACTCTGTCACCAGGTCCCAGTCGCCTACTACTGTCTCATAGTTACAGATTACATAATTGGCTTCTCTGTCCCATTCATAAGCACGCATCCATCGAGTTGTTCTTACAGACTTAGCGCCATCAATTACCTGAGTCTCTGCATCAGAGAACTTCTTTATTTCTTTTTCCCATTGATATTTCAAACTTGATAGGGCAATCACTAATACTGGCTTTGTAATTACACCGTTGTCTTTTAATTTCTCTATGGCGGCAATAGTCATACAGGTCTTACCCAAGCCCATCTCATAGGCAACGAGCATCTTCTTGCGCTCCACCATACGTTCTACAGCCTCTACTTGGTAGGGCTTCAGAGTTCCCTTAAATGTCATTGTCTATCGGGGTTGGTGCTGTGGCTAGTGTTCCGCAGAGTGCACATTCCATGTCTAGCATGTACAGGGAAATTTCCCCATCCTCAAACATTGCTTGTACATTCCATAACATGGATCCGCATACGCAAATATGTAGGGGGCGTTCTTTATCTCGCAAGTCCATCATAGGTATGCCGCCTTGCCATAGATCATGTCCCGTGCCTTGCTAACGCCGTAGTGTATCTGGTCTTCAATCATGTCTCCAACATCTTTCACATCTACACCTGTGTAGTTGAAGTAAGACAATTCGATACCGTACTTGCGAGCATGACCACGCATCTCTTCTGATGCCTTCTGCCCTGCGCCATCATTATCGAATGCTGCAATAACTCGTGTTGCACGACGCATGATCTTAACTTGCTCAACACTAGGCATTGCTCCGTATGTTGATATGGAGTTGTACCCCAGACCAACTAACCGAACTGCATCTAGTGGAGACTCCACGACAATCAGTGGCGCATCTTCTTTCAGTACCTGCACATTGAAAACAGTCTTGGACTTCTTGACGCCCTGAGGTTGATTGCGAAAGAACCGACCACGAGCACCCTTCTCTTGCCAACCCCACAATGAAAAATCATCGGGGTCTCTGATAGGGAGTATCCACGCAGTGTTCTTCTCATCCCACAGTACGCCACAGGTTTCTACCGCTTCTACTGTTAGG